ACACAGGGACAGGATGTGCGCTTTGCTATCAGCGGCGACGGACACTGGCTGCACACAGGCGCGAGGAACCAGACGGTCAGCGTGCTGTGCGAGATCGAGTGCCCGCCGCTGGAAACGGGGCTTGACGAGCCGATGCTGCCCGAATATGCGCAGCCGGCGCTGGCGGACTACATCTGCTACAGGCACCTGTCCAGCGGCAACCTCGCCAAGCAGAGCCGTGCGGAGTTCTTCCGCGAGAGCTTCTATCAGCAGATGCGCGCGATGAAGCCGCAGGGCGCGGGCAGCGTGCGCAGGATGAAGAATCTCTATGAGGCGACGAGGTGACCCCTCAGTCACCTGCGGTGACAGCTCCCCTTTCAGGGGAGCCAAGCCGCCTGCGGGCGGGAATTACAAAAAAGCTTTGAGGCATAATCCCCTTGGCTCCCCTGAAAGGGGAGCTGCCGCGTGAGCGGCTGAGGGGTGAAATGGGGTGAAATGATGGCGAAATACAGGGGCGGGCAGGACGAAAGCTACGAGGGGCGGTTCACGATCCCCGCGCCCAAGGGCGTATATCAGGCGGAGGGCGACACGAACGTGAACACGGAGTACGCCTACCGCGCGGAAAACATGCGCACGGAGCGCGGCTTGCTGGGCAGCAGCTACGGCACCAGCCGCGCGTTCCCGGCGCTGGGCATGCCGATTGAGACGCTGACGCGCTTTTACCGGCGCGCAAGGCCGGACGATCCGGACGTGTTCGTGGCGGGTGCGGGCGGGGCGATCTACACCTACACGATGGGCACGGAGGGCTGGGTGCAGCGCGCGAGCGGCTTCCTTGACGACGTGTGGAGCAGCGTGACGTACGAGACGGCGGAGGACGGGGAGACGGTCGACATCCTGATCATGAGCAATCCGCACGACGGGATGATCGTGATCTACGGCAGCGACCTGCGCGTGGAAAGGAAGAAGCTGGCGATCGGAGACGATTACGCCGACGTGCGCTTTGCCGTGCTGTGCAGGCATGCGGAGCGCATCTGGGGCACGGGCGCGCCGGGCTATCCGGACGACGTGTTTTACTCGCGGCCCTACGACCCGTTTGACTGGACGGGCGTGCAGGACACGCCGGAATTGGGCGGCGGCGTGATCAAGCAGCCGACGTGGGACGGCGACGCGTTCATCGCGCTGCATCCCTTCGGCGGCTACATGCTGGCGGTCAAGCCGGGCACGGTGTTTGAAATCCGAGGCAGCGATCCGTCCTCCTTCACGATCACGGAGGCCTACGGCACGGACGGCCCGGTGCAGGCGAGAAGCATCTGCGTGGACAGGCTGCGGATGTTCTATCTGACGGGCAGCGGGCTGGGCCTGTACGACGGCAGCACGCTCGCCATCCTCTCGCGCGACGCGCTGCACGAGACGATGCGCATGCGCATGGAGGGCACGGAGCACCTGGCGACCGCGTGCGTATGCGGGCACGTGTACTATCTGGCGCTGTGCGTGAAGGAAAACGAGGGCGACGTGCTCACGGCGAACAACACGGTGATCGAATTCGACGCGGAGCGCGGGACGTTCATGGTGCGCCGCGGCATCCGCGTGAGGGACTTTTTCTCCCTGGGCGGCAAAGTGTACTTCACGCAGGCGGACGAGCCGTACGAGGTGCTGCGCTACAACGACCCGGACGCGGGCGGCTACATGGGACTGCCGATGCACAGCGTCTGGGAGACGGCGTGGCTGGACCTTGGCAAGGACACGGTCAAGCGAGATTTCGTGCTGCGCTTTACCGCAGAGGCGAAGGAAAACGACGTGCCGCTGCGGCTGACGGTCGCAACAGACAGGCGGGAGAAGACCAAGACGGTGCTTTTGCAGAAGCGGCGCAAGGACTACCGGGTGAAGATTCAGGTGCCGGGCGTGCGCGTGAAGCTGATCATCGAAAGCGGCGCGCGGCCCGTGCAGTGGGCGATTTACGGCGGCGTGCAGGTCGAATACAGCGTGGACGAGGTATGACCCCGCCACCGCCTTGCGGCGGCCCCCTCCCCTTTCAGGGGAGGCAAGGCGCACGGGATGAAGTTTTGATGGGAAAGGTGAACAAAGAGGATGGCATACAGACAGCCCAGAATCCCCGAATACAACGAGGCGGAGGGCGAGGGAAAAGCGCTGCGCGCGCTGATTCTGTTCCTCAAGGACTTTACCATGTCGGCATGGACGGCGAACAACCGCAGAAAGCGGGAGATCGAGGCGATCCGGGCGGGCATGCCCGAGATGCCGGAGATTGCATACCCGGTGACGAGCGTCAACGGAAAGGACGGCGACGTGCAGCTTGCGGCGGCGGACGTCGGCGCGCTGGGCAAAACGCAGCGGGCGGCGGACAGCGCATGCCTTGACGGACGGACATGGGCGCAGGCGATGCTGGAACTGCATCCCGTGGGGAGCGTGTACATCTCCCTTGAAAGCACGAGCCCGGCGCAGCTCTTCGGCGGGACATGGGAACAGATCAAGGATCAATTTCTTCTGGCCTCGGGCGAGCTCTATGACGCGGGAAGCACGGGCGGCGAGGCGGAGCACACGCTGACGATTGACGAGATGCCGAGTCATGCGCATAGCAGGATCAAGTCGCATGAGTATGACAGACTGGTTATGATGGCAAAGGCGCAAAACAAATACCATGCCGCCGGAAATGGAACGGGCAACGGCGATTGGGAGTGGAACCGGGGCGTTCCGCCGGAGGGCGGCTCTCAGCCCCACAACAACATGCCGCCGTATCTGGCTGTGAATATATGGAAGAGAATCGCTGACGGGGAGGCGGCTTGATGGAGCTTTACAATGAAAACATGGAGCGGATCGATAATCCTGATCTGTCGCTTGGCTATATCAGGCAGGGCGTGCGCACGGTTCATCATGCGGCGGTAAAGGGCGTCAGGGAAGTCTGGCACTATGAGGTGACGGCCCGATATGAAAACGGCGGCAGAGACGTGCGGCGGGTGACAGACGTGCCGGGCGTGGAGGCGCGGCAGGCATGGACGGAGGAAATCCCCATTGAGATTTACGTGCCGTATACGCCGGAGGAGCTCAAGGCGATGGAAGAGGAGAAAAACCGGCCGAGCGTGGAAGAGCGCCTTGAACAGATGGAAAAAGCGTTTGAGACGCTGAGCGGACGGATGCAGTCGATGACGGCGCAGATGACGGAGATCAGATCGAAGATGGCGGTGAAAGCGGTACAGGAGGTGAAATAAGATGGCGAGAAAGACGGTGACGACCAAGGAGTCGCACAGCGTGACGAACAGCCAGTATCACAGCGAGAGCAAGAGCCAGAGCAAGACGCAGAGCCAGAGCGCGACGAGCAAGGTGCTCGACGAGGCGCTGCGCGACAAAATCCTCGCGGGGCTGATGGGCTACATGACGGACGAGGAGATCGACGCCTACGCGCGCAATCTGCTTGAGCCGCAGAAGAACGCCGAAAGTGAGGCGGCGCAGAGAATCTACGAGCAGGCGAAGCTCTCCGGCGAGCAGGAGATTGAAAACCTCACGGCGGCGCTTGCACGCAGCGTGAAGGAGCAGGAGAAGGCCTACAAACAGAACATGGCGGACGTGGAGACGGCGGCGCTTGCGCGCGGCATGGGCCGCTCAAGCTACACCATGGAGACGCTGGCCAATCAGGGAAAGCGGCTTTCCGAGGCGGTGAGCGAGCTGACGGAGGACAACCGGCGCGAGACGGCGCAGGCGCAGAGCCGCATCTCGCAGGCGGCGGCCCAGAAAGCGCAGACGCAGGCGCGGCTTGAGACGGACTACGCCAAGAACCTGGCGGCGAAGGTGCAGGAGCTCAAGGAGAGCCAGCGCAGGGAATACAACCAGAACTACATGAGCGCGGTGACGGGCTCCATGGGCACGAGCACGACCGGCAGCAGCGAGACGCAGGGCTCGAGCGTCACGGACACGGTCGGCCGCAGCGAGACGAACAGCTCGAGCATCTCGGTGACCAAGACGTCGGGCTCGGGCGGCGGCGGCTCCAAGTCGAGCGATCAGGTGGACGCGATCAGCGGCGCGGCGCAGAGCGTCAAGTACAGAAAGTGAGGGGAACAGCGCGATGATTACAGCGAGCTTTGACGAGCGGCGCAGCGCGGCGGTGGCGGGCGCCTATCAGTACGACACGGGCCAGCGGCTTCGGATGTTCGGCCTGCCGTCGCCCGAGGAGCTGGCGCAGCGGGACGATTTCCTCTCCGGCGATCAGGTGGCGGTTCAGGCGCAGTACGGCTACGTCGGGGACAGCCAGACGGAGACGCGGCTTTGCAGCTTTGAGGCGGAGACGGGCGCGTGGATGGCGGCTGTGCCGGACAGCTATTTGCAGCGGCACGAGGACGTGCACGTGTACGTCTACGTCAGCTACGGCCAGACGGAGGAGGCGGGCCGGGCGAAGACGTGCTATGAGGCGGTGTTCCGCCCGATTTCGCGCCCGGCGCCGGGCAATGCGGTGACGCCGGAACAGCTCAACGCATGGGACGCGCTGGTGCAGGAGATCAATCTGACGATTTCAGAGATGAACACGGCTGTTTCGGGCGCAAACGCCTCCGCGGAGCAGGCGCACGAGGGCGCGCAGAAGGCGGAGACGGCGGCAGCCGCGGCAAACGACGCGGCGCAGCGCGCAGGCACGGCGGGCGAAACGCTGACGCGGGCGTGGCAGGAGGCGCAGGTGAGCGCGGTGACGCTGGAGCCGGGCGAAAACGCGACCGTCAGCCTGAGCGAAACGGACGGCGTCAAGCACCTGACCTACGGCATCCCGCGCGGCGCAGACGGGGAAAAGGGCGAACAGGGCGAAAAGGGCGACACGGGCCCTGCCGGCGTGACGTTCACGCTGGAGGGCACGGTGCTCTACATCACCACGGATGAATGAGAGGGAGGAGGCGGACAGATGGCGACGAAGCTCCCCGAATTCACCTATACGGGAACGTATA